TGAATGTGGGCATATTGATGTTAACACATTGCCCAAATGCCCTAAATGTGGCAGTGATGATGTCGATTATGCCACGAGGGTCATAGGGTATCTGAAACGTATCACAAACTTCTCCCTCGCACGACAGAAAGAAGCTGGTCTGAGGTACTACAACAAGTCAAAGACAAAATAATGGGGGTGACCTGATAGGTTGAGTTTAGATGGGTTAAGCAAGGCATACGTTCCACATATCATGAAAGTGAGAGTGGACGATGGTAAAGGAGCCTTGGCTGTCCTTTCTGATATCCACGAGGGGCTGAACAACAGGGAAGAGCTTCAACGTTCCGTTCAGTTCCTCTTGGAGCTTGGCCCTCGCTGTAAAGTGGTAATCGGAGGAGATGCAACGAACACGATAACCAGAAACAGTAAAGGCTCGGTAATAGAAGAATGGGCCAGTGGTTCGGATCAGATTTTTTCCTTGGTAGATGACATAAGGCCATTGTATGAAAGCGGCCAGTTAATCGGGATTATAAGTGGTAATCATCCAAAAAGAGTGTACGACGAAACATTTATAACCGTCGAGGCCATGGTAGCAAGCATCCTCGGAGATAGACAATTATACAAAGGCAGTATAGGCATTGTTTATTTTAATTGCGGAAAAAACTTTTACGTACATCACATCATGCACAAAGCAAAGCAGACAGAAGGGGCATACGATTATTTCAGTGCAGATGTAAACTGGTTCGAACATAGGCATAAACCAATGGCAAGGCCAAAAATCATTGTAGAACATAATAAATACGCTAAAGTGCCGGTAGCAAAACGGTGTTGGGACTTATACCAGCCATCCTTTCAGGAATACCCAGACTACGCAAAGTCCATGGGACTAAGACCCTCGCCGACAGGGTTCTGGATATGTGAGATGACAAACGATGTCCATAACCGCAAATTGATGCCGCACCTTAGCGGTGATTTTGAAGAATTGATAAAAAATGGATACCAATTTTGATGGAGGTAATGACAATGTTAAAGATATTGGAAGCATTAAAGAAATGTTTAAATAAACTTTGGGATTATGCAGGTGAACTTAGAAACAAGAGGTGGTCTAAATTAGCACGTACACATTCTACATAGACCATGGGAACACCGGGGAATACTACTCTGCTGTAATAGAGGGGGAGATGGAAGATATTCTCCATTACCTTGAAAGCATTTCCCGTGAAGTGGCGTTCGGTGGAGAGCTGAAAAAGGAGATTAAAGAACCGGCACACAAAGAACTCCCATGCGGAATATTACTCCAATACAAATTTTATGGGCGTGTTCTCCCGAAGGGCTTGCCTTGTGATAGGAGGTATACCAAATGGCAAGATACCTTGACGAACTGATTGATAAATACAAAGCGGGAGAAATCGACGATGAAGCAATTTGCGATAATATAACCAGAATAACCAATAAAGAAGAATACATAAACGACGTAAACGAGAATAGAAAAAAGACAGCCCTGACCAATAAGTATGCGTATCTGAAATACGGGAAGAGTCCGGAGGATATCATTATTGGCTGGGAAGAAGATGAGATGATATTACATTTTATAAACTGGATCAAATCCATATTATCAGAAGAAGACTGGTTTATGTTCAAGTCCTATACATTGGAAAATATCACTCATCGCCAGTTAGGCAGGATAGTTGGCAAATCAGAAAATGCCACGAGAAAGAGGATGTCTCAAATCCGTAAAAAGATTAATCGTCTCATACCGAGCTACACGGAGCAGTTCGGCGATATTCAAGAATATTTACGACATTAGGAGGTTATATTATGGTAACTGCTAAAACTAAACCGGTTCAGGAAGACACGGAAACTACGGCCCATTTCATGCCGAAGGAAGGCAACGCATTTTATTTCGTAGCACCAGATGGCATTATTGTCATGAAGCGTTTCGAGAAAAACGCTGAAAATCTGGGGTTAGTATATATGGGTAATGCGTTCGAGGAACCAGAAGACGCTATTGCTAGTAAGGAAGAAGTGATGCGGAAGTATGGTGAGTTCCAGTGATTGACGATAAGTGGACGAAGAAAACCATGTGGAAAGTCATCCGCAATAAGTGTATAGATTGTGGCGACGGAACATTCAAGGAAGTAGAACGCTGTCCAGTGAAATCATGCCCTTTATACGAATACAGATTCGGGATGCCACTTGATAAATGGAAACAACGTAAAAATACAAGGAAAGTCAATTCATAAAATGCCCAAAATTGTCAATCCTTACCGACATACACGGTAAACTTTCGTCTCTACTATCTTCCTAGGGTAATTACACCTAGACAAAAATAACTTTTAAAAAAACGTACATTATGGGGGTGATTTGATTAATAAGAATCCGCAACTGGATGTCTTGAAAAAGCCGGGGAGGAAGAAAAAGAGAAAACCTAACTTACGGCAACAGACATTCGTAGATACACTGGTAACAACGAATAATAGACAGTTGGCACTGAAAGCGGCGGGGTATCCTAAATCATCCAGACCAGAAGATTATCAGGCCGTTCAGGAAGCATTGGCTGATAGGCGGAAACAGATGGAAATAAAGTTTATGGATGATGCTGAAGAAATGAGACAGAATATGTTAGACTTAGCGAGAAACAGTACATCAGATGCCGTTAAATTTCAGGCAACAAAGGATATATTGGATAGAGCAGGACTTAATCCAGTATCCAAAAATCAGACTGAAAGCGCTAAATACGTGTCGATTGAATCGAGGGTATCAAGAGATACCTTGTCCAGATTCACAAAAGAGTTAGAAAATGAAGAAGCCGGGGAATAATATCCCCGGCTATTTTTTTTATTTAAATGTGATTAATATGGCCGTGTACCGCTTCATATTCTTCTACCCCGTCGCATAAACCGTTACTAAACCCGGCTATGTAATCTGCTGACCTACGATAAAAGTATCTGTCGTAATTTAATTCTAGATTGCCTGTTCTCAGTCCAGTTTTGTATCCCATTTCATATCCTTGTTCATACGTGCCCCCATATGCTTGTACCTGCACTGGACTAACAATTATTGGGGCGGTTACTGGCATTAACAATAACGCAATCATTAGGAAAAATTTTTTCATAGCACTCCCTCCATATCTAATTCCTTGATATACGAACGAATTTCCTTTTGTGACTCTATTGATCCGGGGCAATACAAGTTATAAATGGTTACTGGCCTCGTTTGTGATATGCGGTGTATCCTGTCCTGTGCCTGTTTAGATATTGATGGCGACCATAGATATTCTAGGAACACGGCTGTATCACTGCTAGTTAATGTAATACCAGTTGCAGACGCTTGCAGAGAGCAGAAGATAAGTGCTACTTCCTCGTTCTGGAACCTCCTAACCGCACATTCTCTTTCTTCTGCTGTTTGCCCTCCATAGATATTGACTGCTATATTCCCATACTTGTCCATCAGGTCTTTCATTAAGTTTTTATGATGAACAAACACAACTGGTCGTTTGCCAGAAAGTAACAGGTTATTAATAAAATCAACAGCATAAGGGTATTTAACGTCATTAACCATCTGCTGTTGTAACTCCATATCCTGCAATGTGTGTGCATACGGCTGTATACAGTTTGTTACAGGGATATCAATAATTTGTTTCGGTGGAAGATTAATACCACATTCTTCCTTTGTTCTTCTTATCATAAACTTTTTTAACTTTTTGTGCAACTCTGCTATATGTGAAGCCCCAGTGAAGTCCCAGCCATATGGCGTTTGCACTGGGTTACAGTATCTACGATAAAATTTCATATAACCACCAAAATCTGGCAATAAACGTAACACATCAAGTTGCGGTGCCAAATCAGCTGGGCCAGAAACCATAGGAGTACCGGATAAAAGCATAACAAATGCAATGTATCGGCACAATTCGATGGCAAGCTTTGTCCTTGTACTGTTCGGATTTTTAAGGTAATGAGACTCGTCAAATATGGCACCAATAAAGTTCTGTTCTTTTATAATATCCTTATACGCCCCCAAACGTTCATAATTTGTCACTGCAATAGGATAATCTGTCATATTGTCTGGTACAGTGTCAATATCTAACCACATTTTTATTTCATGGCACCAGTTCAGTTTAAGGGAGGCAGGGCAGACAATTAAATATCTGCCCATATCCAACCATCCAGCAATACCGGATAAAGCGGTGGCGGTTTTGCCTAACCCCATATCGTCACACAACATGCACTGGTATCCATGTTCCTGTATCCATTTGACAGCAGTTTTTTGATGTTCTTTTAATTGTACTCGCAACCGACTTCACCGTTCTTCTTTAAAAAATAATAATATTCGCAAACGTATATGTTATTAAAGTCTAATCCACCTTCTTTATCAATTTCGGACAGGGACACGTCTACCCACGCATAATATTTTTTATCTATCTCTTTTTTCCATTTTCTGATAGGGAAACGATAAGGGAAGCCGTTACGTCCTTTTTCGCATTTGTATATATAACGCATATCTAATCTGGATTTACTATATTTCTGGTACATCTCTTCACCCTCCTTGTTGAAATACTTTCTTTTGGTATTTAGTGGTTCCAATAACTTTGTCTGTATAAATAAATAATGTTCTTCCTGTTTTTTCTTTAACAGTAATAATAGGTTTATCCATAATTTCTAAAAGAACTGTTTCGGCCGGAATGCGTTCTTCAAAATTTCCATAATACACCTCTTCGCCTGTCACGAGTCTTAATATTGCTGTATACATCACCATCACACCTCCCAATTTCGTCTTCCACGCCCTTTAAAATTGTGTTCAAAACCGAACTCACCATCTCTTTTATATAGATACCAATATTCACAAATATATACGTTATTAAGATCAAGTTCTCTATCTGATAGACATACTTCTACGTAGGCGTAATACTTTTTAGCCTTTTCCTTTTCCCATTTTCTTATAGGGAAGCGGGGAGGGAATGAATTATGTTTCTTGTCCCATTGATACAACATTTTCTTGTTATACCCGGCTCTATAATTTACCTTATGCATTGTTGTACCTCCTACCATGGAATCTCTACTGAGTCATCACTGCAAACGGAACTAGCTAGTTTATCAACCATGTTGTTCCATTTATACTTAGTCTCATCTTTATCCTCTACATGAGACTTTACTTTAACAAATGTAATTCTATCAAGATATTTAGAAATAAATTGATGGTACTTGCGGGTAAAGATACGATTTCCTTGTACATGGGTAAGTAGTTCAATACCGTTAAAGTCATAGTACAACTCAAACTTTTCATAACCGTTGTCAACAGCCCATTTGACAGCTCTCATGGCGGCGGAAAGTTCCCCCGCTACATGTTTCATTTTACGGGCCTTATCATTAGTCCCCATACCGGAGGATTGGTGTATACACTTCCTTCCCTTGACTGCAATAAACGCCCATGTGTAATTGTTTTTTTCTTTTGCCCAGCTCCCATCAACGTATAATTTTAGTTTGTATGTATACGCCATTGCAACGCCTCCTATCACATTTTTCTATGTGTTTTCACTCCTTTTTATCACATTTTTCCAAATTCTTTATCAACTCATTTACTCTGTTCGTGTCAATTACATATTCCAGTACTTCATTAAAATGTTCATATGCCACTGGTAATAAATAATATGCCGATACGCTTTTAATTTCATTGTCACATGTAAGATAAAAGAAGTCATCAGTTGGATCAAACTTGCCATACACTATACCTCTGGCTACATCAAAGGGTAAAACGTCACGGAAAATGTCGTCAAATTCCTCCATGTAGTAGTAAGTTATTGATAGGTTCCTATCTTGAGTCATATCCACAAAGAGCTTTATAAAATCATCCGAATTTTGCAGTTTTAATAAACATTTTGTACTGATATCCAAATCCGCACTGCTCGTGCCTTCTACATACGCAGTTAATACGGATAATGCCATTTTTGCCTGTTCTTTTGTGATATTCATAGTAATCCTCCTATTCGCAATCAACTAATTCAATGTCTTGTACTTCCATATCCATAACATCGGCTAAATATTTAGCTTCTTCAAAGCTAGAAGCGTTTACAGTGACATAACCACTAATAAGCAATGTATATTCATGTTCCGGCTTTTCAGGTGCAAACCCCGCACCTGAAACCATCGGATTTTCCAATTCGTACATTATCCTTCAGCTCCTTTCCTTGTCGTGTAATAAGGCTTTCTTTTCCAATAGTTTCATTTGCAATAGTGCATAATAAGCGGGGTTATTACTGTATTGCGCTTGCAATAAATCAATCCTGTCACGTAATTTTTCTAACTCTTCTTCAGATGTAGTATTTTCCAGTGCTTTCAAAAAATCTTTTGTCGCTTTAAGTGTGTCTTCCCATTTTTTGTCGTCCGGATTCATATAATCAACCACCTTTCACAAGACTGGCGAAAAAGTCTGCCAAAAACTCAACCAATAAGAAATATCCAGATATTAAAACTGCCCCAACGATAATTTCTATCGTGGGGCAGAACAGGTCGTTCCATATATTTATTTTCATAATTTACCTCCTATTAAAAGGTATCGTCAACGTAGATTACAGAAAACTCGATTGGGTTCATTTTGTATTTTTTGTCTAATTTCAAACAACCATAATCAGGGCAGGTGCCATTAAAGAAAAACAGAATTTCATCTTCATCTGTCTGGTAATCGTAAATCTCAATGTTCAACTGCTTTTCAGCGCATCTTATAATTTCATCGACTCCTTTATCTGTGTATTTATTGTTGCGGACTCTTAAACACTGGTCATAATCGTAAATGTCATATTCATAATCAGATCCAGAAGATAGTTTTTTTGCATTTGCATCAGCAGTAGACAATTTGCCTACGGGATAATATTTGCTACTACCGTAACCATAGTATCCATAATCGTCGTATCCACGATAATCTTTGAACCAGCTGGTGTACCGGCTTTCTTTGTAAGTACTGTTTGAATAAAAAGCTTTTGAGTTTACACTCTGTTCAAACGAACCTAACAGATACACTTTACTAGGGGTCATAATTGCAAATCGGGAAGTTGTGTACAATTCAATCAAATCACGTACCGTCTGATTGTCTATGACATCTTTTACGCCATTCAAGATTACCTTGCCAAATTCCATACTATCAGAGTGAGATGCTTTCATTCCTCCTTTTGGAGTAAATTCACTTAATATACCGTTATGCATAAATGCTACATCACACACGTTATCGGACAACGCCATTCTCTTATAATCGTCACACACTTCAAACGGATGGCAACAAGCGGCGCTAACTTTACCGGACGTTGCAATTCTGAAATGAAAAGCCCTGTCCACATTTGTAGGCAGGGTTTTAGCGACTTCCCAGAATGAATCAAAGTCCATATATCCTTTTAAAATATTAACCTTTCCCATCTCCTGCCACATCATGCCAGCCCCGTCGTGATTATTGGTAAAGCAAGTTTTCAGTTCGTTTTTATCGAGTTTTACACCTTTTTTGTATACAGCTATAATGCACATATTTCATTTCTCCTTTTCGTTGTCAATTAAGTTATCAATTAATTAGAATGTTCATCTACCCAATAGTTATATTCGTCTGTCCAATCATTATCAAATTTATTGTTCACCTCCTTCAAAAAGTTTTCACATCTGCCATCTTCTTCAGCAATTTCGGTGATTGTGTCCCAATTTACACTTCCTTTCTCTGCTGATTTTTCAAGGCAATAACAAAATTCTAGGATGGCCCAAAAGTGGCTTTCATCATCCGTCGAGGCGAAAAATCGCAATTCGATGTTATTTTCATCTAAATGACGTGTATTTACAGCGTGATATCTGCTACTGTTGTTGGCATCTATTATGTATTCGTCATTAAGGAAGGGGTCTGTGAGATTAACATACTGGAAATAACCAGTTACATCAGGATTTCTTCTACCGAACTTAATTAGAGTATTGTAATTTTCATATACAAACTGGCATATTTCAGCTATCCCGTGCTTATTTAAGTTTTGCGTGCTTATATGCACGTGGATGCCTGTTCCATCACTATCGCCGTAGCCATTATCTTTTAACAGTCTCATATATTCATCCATGTTTTCGTCTTTCCAGCGGTCAAACGTCATGGGCTGTGAAATAACTTCAAATCCACAATATATGGATGAGTCGTGTTCACAATGTCTGTTAAACTTATTCGTCAATGTGTAGGCAAGTTTATTGTTTCTACTTCCTACATAGGCTATCTCATGCTCAACACCAAAGAATGGCTCATCACCGAATAGTAATGAACTTGTTTTGTCTGAACTAGTAAAGATTGTTGAAGGACTAGAATGATATGACCCGATATAATTGCCCATGCAATTATGGCAGACATATTCCCGGCCATCTGTTTCCACGACATCACTGGCTGGGAATATACCGCCACAACGTGAGCATTTGACAAACTCACCACTTTCTAGCTTCTCGTTTACATATGCTTCTGTAAAATAACTTCCATTAACAGCCATTACTCCCTCTTTGTATGCATATTCAGGGTCATCTTCAGGGTAAATAATTTCATCTGCCCATTCCGACCAATGTACATACTTCGTTCCCTCATGGGTATGTATTTCTCTGGCCACTCTACGGGGGATTGTTTCCCCGCTAACCCAGCTTATCACTGTGTCGTTGGCACAATTAGGACAAACAAGACTCCATCCGAGTATTTTCAAATCATCGGGTCGGACAAATTTACCGCATGTAGGGCATAAGATGTGATGGCCTATAATTCTTTCTAGACAATCTCCATCAATCCAAAACGCCCAGTCCCTATCGAGTCGGTATCCATTGTGTAAGTTGTAACTACTATCAACAATATCAAAATATTCGTCAAATTCAATTAGAGGTTTTGACAAGTATTCTGATACACAAGGTTTATCATCTCTCAATAAGAGAAAAGGTTCGTAGTTCTTAGTGGGGATTAGGTGACATCTACGTCCAGTGAACACTGGCCGACTAATGTGCCTTGTTTCTATTGGTTCTTTTACGCAAATAAATTCCACATCTTGCAGTTCTTCAAACTGTTTTGGTGACATAGCATATGTCCACTGGAAACTACTTCCATCTTCTAGGTAAATGTAGCCCTCATTCCTGCACAAATAGCCGACATATCTTTCTCCATATTCAAGGTCAGATTTCCCAGTGTATATAAACTCGATTTTTATTACTTCTTCCATCCATTTAGCATGAGCCCCGTGTAGATATCTGTCTACACCGCACACTTTAAGTGTGTATTCTCCATATTTCCGAGAAATTACAACACACAAACTGTCATTTACTACAACATGTTCTCCAAGGCCAAATTTCCAACTCATGATATTTCCCCCTTTTTAGAAGTAGCTGATAATTTCATTACGTTCTTCAGACTCAAAATTATTGTTATATTCAGCAATCAAGTGTTCACAATTACCATCTTTTTTAGCGAACTCAATGATGGAGTCCCATGTTAATTCTTCACCTACCTTGACAATTTCCATAATGCAGTGCCCAAATTCAAGGATGGCCCAAATATGGTCTGCATCAATGGAGGAGTTAAAAAATCGTAATTCCATCCGGCCACGGTGAGTGGTATTTGTCCCACAACAATGATATGCGCACTGGCGGATCAAATTATAATCATCGTCGGCACATTTCGGCGGGCGTCTATAATAATTACCGTCTAAATCGGGACGGCGACCGAACTTAATCAGAGACTCCCAGTTTTCGTATACAAAGCGGATAATTTCCGCTCTTTGTGCAACTCCCATGTTGTGTGTACTGATGTTTAGGTGAATACCAGCACTTGTACCGGCACAACCACCATAGAGGTTTACGGCTTCAATCAGTTCATCTAAATCAATGGCCTGTTTCCAATAGTTAAACGTCATAGCATCAGAAATAAGCTCATATCCGCAACGGACTGAGCCGTCCTCTTCAGCTTTAAATTGTTCAGGTAATGCCTCTGCAAGTGCAGTTTCTAAGTACTCGAACTCCATCTCAATACCAATATATGAATTGCCCTGATACGGGGAAGTATGTGTACTTCCCGTAGAAATAAAAACGCTATCTCTGCCATTGTGATAATCGGCTATGGCTTTCGATTCCCAATTGCCATAGCCGTCATCACGGCATTGGCGGCAATAATGGTCGCCGTCTTCATCTACTAAATCACATTCCACTAGTAATCTACCGCAATTGTCGCAGGTGTAGTAATCCTGTGCGCAACATTCGCAATACCATTCGTTATTATCTCCCTCATACATGTCTTCACGGCGAAAATATTCGGAACAATCATGACATATTTCCCAGTTATCACTTAGGCAATCATCACAAATGAATGTACTGTTGCCTACGTCTGTAAGGTAACTATTTGGAGTCCATTCATCGCAGTCATAGCATATATCGCCACAATCATAGTGGTAAATTCCATTAAGGAATTCCCGTAAATCATCCTCGTCATCGGTGACGTCTATTGGTTCCCCGCATTCGGGGCAGGTGACAGGGATTTTACCGTCATATGAGAAATACAGGGCCATCCCGTATTCATTCGTTAGGATATAGTTAAAACCAAATTTTTCCATTACCGCTTTAACAGCGTCCATGTTGGGGAAAAAATAATTAACACGTTCTTCTTCTGCAATTGTAAATTTCATAATAGTCTTCCTTTCTGCCTATAGGCAATAAAAAAATAGGCACTCACATAAAGTGCCTAGTATGGTGGTTATGCTACTTTTAGTGTCGCCACAACCAAACGACATACTAAACTACTTCACATCACCGTCCTCTACATATTTCATGGCCCTTTCAAGGGCTATATCGCCAATGATATTGACAACATTCTTTTCTTCTTCACGCATAATTTTAGAGAAGAATTCTTTTTCATCGGGTGATTTGGAGATTATCATTTTCGCCATCCAGTAGGCGACTCCATAAATCAATTCGTCTAACATCTTTTCTTTTGTCATGTCAAAGACCACCTTTCAAAAACAAAAATAACCTATCCAGTTATAAGATAGGCAGTATGGGCCTTTTATAATGATTCCCCTTTAAAAACCTCGTTAAATTCTTCTTGATTATGAATATTATATTGTTTAGCTAATAATTTGCATTCAATAGACCATGAGTAGTCATATAAAAGGTCTTCTGAACCGCCTGCTTCAACAAGCAATTCATAATAGACTGCTTTCATTGTTTCCCAAATATCTTCAGCGCGGATAAGCCCCTTAATATCTTCTTCTTGAATATTATGAGTCCGACTCCATAAAATTTCGTATCTCATAAATAACTCTTGATACACTGCCATTTCCCATTTTTTGAAAATGTTCTTCACAATGTTTTTATGCATAGCTATTCCCTTTCCTATTATCTCCAATGGATTTCCCTGTATTCCCTATAACTTACAAGATATCGGCCGGGGGAATAATGCGGTATATTCCTTGCAATTCTAATGTATTTCATTTCCGGTCTTTTATGGGCCTTTTCGGCGATTTCAGTCGCCTGTGAGTAGTTATCACAAGCGATTACAAACTTATTAATCCTGTCTTTTGCCCGGCCCCAACCGGACATGAAAGAATCGGTCATAGTTACATAATACATAAAATCACACCTTTCCAAATAATAAAAATAGCTATAGCAAGTGAGCTATAGCAATATGGCGGTCATGCTACTTTTAACGTGCCCATGACTAAAGCACAATACACTACACCTTTTCAATATACGGGCATTCGTATTCATTGCCCGTATATGACTGTACAAAACGCCGAACCCTTTTAAGGTTCTTTTCCCCAATTTCATCGTCGGGGATAAGGGCAAAACTTGTGTCAAAATGGAACGTTCCCATGTTTTCATCTCCCATTTCATCAATGGGATTAAAAACTTGAAACTTCTGACCAACTGCAACGTCCGTGTCAAACACTGTAATTTTCGTCATAATAAAACCTCCCAACAAAAAAGGAACGCAAACGGGGAAAATTGTCTACGTTCCAATAAACTGGCCTGTCTCATCAGTATAGGGGAAGCCAATCCCTATAGACTAGGCAAATGCCTAGTTTCGACAAAAACAAGCCCGTCACGGTGGTTCATGACAGGCCTGTTCTGCTACACATATAGTTTCACTACAAACAGGTGGGGAAGTGTAGTATGTTCCAGCTTCCCTGCATGGTATAGGCAATAAGGGCAACTCAAGGTGATATACCCATAACTTTTTGTGTTTGATTATTCTAAATCTTTTCATATTGGCCTCCTATCTTACGAACAAATGGCCGTTTTGCTTAATGTTTCGGACGGCCTTGACCCTACGATTAGCAACTTCCTGCATAATAGCGTGTACAGGAAATTCCATACCCATAACATCGTGAATCAGATGCAGTGTACGCATTTGAATTTGGTACACCTTTTCTGCTTCAGAAGCAGAGTGTTTCTTCTGAAGCTTGTCAAGCGACGTTTTGTAATACGCCGACTTGCATGCCTTAGCCAATAAGTCTTTTAACTTATTGGCAAATTTTTCCTGTGACCATTGACCATTGACCGGCATAACTCCATGGTCAAAATAGGACAAAACGTCCGGTGCATTGTAGCCAAAACAAGCACCTAAGAACACGGCCGTTTCAGTAATAACGGCTTGTTTAATCGTAATTTCTCTTGCTTCTTTAAGATGTTTTTCAGAAGTTGCCTGTTCTCTTGCATCTTTAAGGGCATTCAGATTAATGCCCCATGTTTTCATATTGGCTTTAAAAGCCATTTTTGTTAAAGTCATAGTCATAATATGACCCCCTTTTTATTTTTTTTGTCTTGCTTATGGTAGGCACGCTACTTTTAATCTGTCCGTGCCCAAAACAGCGTTGCCGGGGAAAATCCTATCAATTCCTCGTCGGAACTTTAATGTCTTCCTATGTATATGTCAATCCGCCATATACACAAGAGACAAATAGAACTTTCCCTTTTTGCGTCCCTTTCCTCACCACTTGCAGAGAGTCATGGAGATACCTTGTTTACCTTGCTAGGGGTTTTGATGAACGTAGCTAGTAATCAAAAGGAATGAGAACCGCTATCACAGGCCGTAGCCCGTTTTGTCGTCTTCAGCCGTAGCCTAGACTAAATGACCGCTCACACAAGGTACTTTACAGGCCCGCTATTTATGCGGGAAGCTGTCGCTTGCAGGTTGTGGAGCCTGCACTTGAAACCGATATGATACCGTCGCCGGTATAGAACAACTCCACTTTATTGGTGTACTTTTAGCCGTAGCCTTGATACACCGTTCCGGCGTTGCTATTCTGTTGTCAAGGTTCCTGCCCTCTCTCGAGGACAGCTACATCATAACACACCTACAAGTACACGGCTTAAACCGCATGGTTAAGCCATTTACAGGCTATTGTTAACTCTTTATTTGACTTGCTATTTATTCTAACGACAAATTGATATTAGTCAGGCTCACAAAAAAACGGCCCATGGGGGTGGGGCTTCGCATTTGGGACTCCTTGCCACCCCGGCGGGCGAAATAGGGAAGTTATGTCTCTCTTATATGTCGATTTTTCTACCTATTTGATAGATTTATTCTATGTTTTTGTATAAAAGTATCATACAATACGGGGATTATACTCTAATTTACGAATAAAAATACTAAATATAATGGGTAGTACTATATCGTAAAATGGGTAATTCAAAAAATTTTTTGGAAAATTACATAGGGTATTTCGACATTTTGTCATTATAGAAGAAACGAGTATAGGTATTTGGACGAATATAGTAGGGATACACAGATATGGGTATACAGATAGGGGTGAGTAGGTATATGAATGACACAGACCCTAGGGTATTAATGGCCCAGATGTTCAGTGAATGCAAAAGCGACCTGATGAAATTCCGAAGGATATTCCTACCGGTAGACAAAGAAGTCGCCACGCCATCGTTCCAAGAGGAATGGGGGCAGATACTATTACATGGTAAGCATCACTACGCAGTAGAGGGGTTCCGTGAAAGCGGGAAATCCGGCGTAGTACTAAGAGCATTCCCGATGCACTGCCTGACATATCCCAGTAAAGAAAGACAATACGTAGTTTTCATTATGGCCACACAAAGAGCCGCTAACAAGAGGCTGAAAGAAATTGAAGAAGAGTGGCTGAACAATGAACTGTTGTCGATGAATTTGATCCGGATAGTGGAACAGTCACAGAATGGATTTGAAGTCATACTCAAAGACGAGAACGGACAAGAGATGTGGGTACGATTTGAAGCCTATGGTAAAGGGGCGGCCATCCGTGGTTTGAACTCCCATGATACCAGACCTTCTATTGTACTGATAGATGACCCGCAGGACTTGGAAGATGCCAAGTCAGATACAGTTCAGGAAGGTGACTGGGAATGGTTCCTGTCTGACGTACTGTTCTTAGGGAAAAACACACGGATATTCATGATAGGGAATAACCTGGGAGAAAAATGTCTGATAGAACGAGTCATTGAAAATCAGAAAGACTTAAAGTTTGCTGGTGTGCGGATACCCATCTTGGATGCAGAAGGTAACAGCGTATGGCCTGAAAGATGGAGCAAGGAAGAGATAAAGGCAGAACGGGAAGCCTTCAGACGCATCGGCAAATTAGATGTATGGGAACGGGAAAAAATGTGTATAGCTATTTCCCCGGAAACCCAGTTATTCAGGAAAGAATACTTCAAATATTACAAACCAGAGGAGCTGGATACCAAAGACATGAACATATTCACTACCGTAGATTTGGCTATCTCTGAAAAAGAAACAGCCGACTACACAGTGGTATGTACAGTCGGAGTCAATTCAGATAATCACTGGTTTGTTTTAGACGTGGCTTACGGGAGATGGAATCCGAGTAAGACGATTGACACCATCTTCGAAGCGGTAACACGGTATCACCCGATATATGTCGGTATGGAAAAAGTAGCCTATCAGGCGGCACTAAGTCATTTCGTAGAAAAGGAAATGCCAATACGCAACATCTGGTTCACGGTAAAGGATTTGGAAGCCAAAGAAAAGAAAGAGATGCGGATACAGGCAATACAGCCAAGGTTCAAGGCTGGTACGGTCTGGTTCCCCATGGGGGCTTCATTCTTAGGTGAACTGGAAGGAGAGTTTTTAGCATTTCCCAAATCATTACACGACGATTTGATAGATGCATTGGCTTATCAAGACCAAGTAAGCTTTGCTCCAGTTGCGGCTTATGAAAAAGTCACTACCGACGAGATACCGTATGCCGGAGCCATGTAAATGGCTCACCGAGACAAATAACTTTGTCACCGGAGCCATGTAAAAAAAAATATACAGAAAGTGAGTGGTTCGATGGCCCATAAGGATTACACCGATGTGGACAAGTGTAATAAGGAACTTGAAAAACTGGTTGGAAAATGGCAGAAAATTCTGCACGAAGAATCTTGGACAATCCAAGCTTTTCTGGCTCCTCCTGAAGCAATGAGTGAACCAAATAGAGATGGCGAATCTATGATTACACTCCCCACGGAAACTTGTTATATACGCATACTCAACCCTGTATATTACACGGGATGTGTAAACGACATGGACGAAGAAGAAGTGCTTGTGCATGAAATGTTACATATTATCTTCGCTCCATTCCAACCCGAAAACACTGAATCGTTGGAATATACTTTATGGGAACAGGCCGTTGACCGCTTGGCCAGAACCCTTGTTGCTCTTGATCGGAGACAGTAAAGGGGGTGAGGGCCGGGAGGCCCTTAAACATCCATATCTCGTCTTACAGCCGGACGTTAAATGCTTAAAAACCTTCCCGCAAAGTTCCCTTACTGTACTGGGTTTTGTAGCGGGTAATGAGTGAAAAGACTGCAGTGCGTTTGGTGCACTGGTCAGTAGCCTAGGTGGGCTCCTTTAACAAATACACTTGAAAACTTCTTGGAGAGTTTTGGATGTGGCGTATTTATACGCCGCTTATTTTTACAACCAAGACGGTACGACTGCGATACCCCTGCACCTATACCAGAATCTCTACGGGGACTGGTATACGAAGGCCCGTGTAAGGATTCATGGTCGTACTAGGAAGGACTACATGCATCGTCCTACGGTGTGGATATACTGGCCAGATATCGACACTGGTTCTTGATGCATAATCCCTTGCGAGGGAAACCGCTTTCCGGTTCTTGAAGTGAGATGCTCCACGAAGAGAGAAAAGAACCGATGCATGGCGGGGTCGTCTAATGGGAGGACACTGGGCTCATTCCCCAGTTACGGAAGTTCGAATCTTTCCCCCGCAAGAGCACAATGCTAAAACCTTCACGTTGGTGTGCTTGATTTCGACTAATTTAGCAAAATAGCTCCACCATCTGTTTCCCATGGTCAGATGTAAAAGAGAACAGGGAGATAACTGGTTCTGTACCTGTGGCTGTACAGTAAAGGGCTTGGTAAGCCAAAACCTCGTCTAATGAGGATATAGGATTGTTTAACCGTTTTATCCTATACGGCGGGCAGGGCGGCGTTAAACAACCCTGCAACACGGAAAGGTACTCAAGTGGTTTAAGAGGACGCTTTGCTAAAGCGTTAGGAGCTTACGGGGCTCGCATGGGTTCTAATCCCATCCTTTCCGCCACATAAGCCTTTAGTTCAACGGTAGAATAACGGTCTCCAAAACCGTAGATTGAGGTTCGATTCCTCACGGGCTTGCCATATTTATAACGAAAGGGGAATACACATGAAGGAAGCTATTATAAACGAACAAAAGATTAAAGAAATGTCCAAAGATATCTGGCATCTGAGTAAAAGAGTAGACCTGCTGGAGAAAGAATTAGCAAATTTAACACTGAACTCCAACCTCGATAAAGGCGGAAACCCTCCGGTTCCCCCGTATCGTATTGGGGCACCAATTTTTTATTGTTAGGTGATAGCTATGGAAACAAACATGTTAAACCGTGATTTGGTTAAGACGGATAACAATAAGAGCGGCCCGTTTCTTAATGTCGGATTCGGTTTCATTGTAAATATGAACCGGGTAACGTCCATTCTCCCGTATGCCGGTAATTCTGTGCAGAGATTATACACAAGTAAGCTCCATTCTGGAGAATTATTTGATGCGACGAGGGGAAGAAAGAAACGTTCGATTATTGTTTTTGATACTGGGGTTATCATGTCTTCGGCATTCTCCCCGGAAACAATTGTAAATAGACAGTTGTAGGAGGTGATGCATTGAGTTTCGTTAATAACAAGACCGATCCGACGATTGATGATATCGACAAGAGTCTTGTCACAGCTATTCAGCATGATATCAGCGACGCAGAAGACTATCAGCAGTCTGTCATACTCCCAACTGTCAAAGAACGGTACGAAATTTACTATGCCGATAAGGATTATTACAAGAATAAGTTCCCCCGGCTGTCTAAATTCAGTTCTCTTGTCAGCACGGACGTAACAGATACGATTGAATGGGCGCTTCCGTCTCTCATCAAGGTGTTTACTGGCGGAGATGAAATCATCACTGTTCAGGGGGTATCTGAAGAGGATGATAAAAATGCTGAAGTAATGCAGGAATTGCTTACGTACCAGTTACAGCGTCAGAACCGCATATTCCCTATCCTTTATAACTGGTTCAAAGACGCCCTTATTACTGGTATGGGTATTATTAAATGCTACTGGGACAGGAAAGAAGCAGGGCAGACATTAAAACAGCATATGAATATCCGTGCTTTTCAGGAATTGCAACAGCAGAATGTCCAGATTTTGGAAGTTACGCCTCCGGATGAATGCGGAATCATGGAAGTTACCTATATTTCCCCGTATTATGTGAAGAATTCTCCTAAAATCGAGAATATCTTAGTGTCTGAATTGCTGTACAGCTCAGATGCAAAGTCTCTGGAAGAGGCCAATTTCGTCGCCCACAAGAAAAAAGTCACCATGAGTTACCTGCGTGAACGGGAAAATCAGGGGGTTTACGCCAATGTAGACCAGATTCATCCTAAACACAGCGAATCTTTGGAATATGACGACGAAGTAGAAGATGTTATCGGAGACCATTACAATAAATTCGATAATAACGTAGATGACGCCCGTGACGTGGTAACAATTTATGAATGTTACACCAAATTAGACTGGAATAATGATGGTGTACTGGAAGATATGATTATCACTATATGTGATGACACTATTCTCCGTGTAGAACCAAACTATATGGGCAGACATCCGTTCTTTTCCATCAGTCCTACGAAAGACCCTCATCGTATCTGGGTAAAACGTTCTTACGCTGAATTGATTGGTGAATTACAGGACTTGAAAGTCGCTCTCACCCGCCAGATCGTACACAATATAGCTCTTACCAATGACCCCAAAATGATTCTGGCAGAAGACGCTATCAATATAGATGATTATGTACAGGGGAGAGCGGTCATCCGGAAGAAAGCCAATCATCCAATGCAGGATGTGGCCATGGCTATGCCGGTCAATCAGCTGAATCCATATACATATCAGTTCCTCGAATATATCGAAAGCCAGAAAGAAAACCGTACTGGCATCACCCGGTATAATCAGGGGTTAGACGCCAATTCGTTAAATAAAACGGCGACTGGTATATCGGCTATTCTCGGCCAGTCATCTCAGCGCTTGGAATTGATTGCTCGTATGTTTGCTGAAACCGGTATGTACGAACTGTTCCGGTTCATGATTGGCCTGAATCAGCAGTTTATAGACCAAGAAACAGTAATCCGCCTTACAAATAAGGAATTACACATAAGCCCGGATGACTTACAAGGCAATTTCGATTTGGTTGTTAATGCTGGTATCAGTATAGCTACTAAAGAATCGACGCAGATGCAGTTACAGAGCATACTGACAGCTATTATGCAGACTCTTAGTGCTGGTATGCAGATTGCCACTCCTCAGAACGTCTATAACTTGTTCAAAAAGTGGATAGAATCTGCCGGATTCAAGAATTATGCGGACTACATTACAGAGCCAGACGTAATACAGCAGAGAATGATTATGGAAATGTCCCTGCGTCAGCAGGTATTGGCGTCACTTCCTCCGGAAGCTATGCAGTTCTATTTACAGACTGGTACATTACCGGCAAAAGTGTTGATGCAGTTACCTCCTGAATTACAGGCACTATTCGGTGGCTCGATGAACGCACAAAGTCAGATGGGAGTAGGTGGATTTGATGGACAAAGCGGAATTAGAACAGCAGTCCCGGCTGATAGAGGATATGGACAAAGCCCAACAGGCGGAATTGGTCAAACAAATAACTCAGGAGTGGTTGGAGGATTATCAAGGGGCGATAATCGGAGCCCTCAAAACGTGCCCAGAGAGCGTGGTAATGGCCCTCCGGAATCAGCTGGTGGCATCGGAGGCTTTTAAAACGTTCTTAGATAGGCTCATATATAACGGCAAGATTGCCGAAAAGGATTTAAAAGAATTATTGAAGCCAAAAGAACCAGATAAGAACTGGTTCGATAATTACTAAGGGGGTAATGAATGTCAAAGAAAACAAATATTACTTACAAGAGTAAGTATAGCGGGGATAATCAGCCACAGGGTAATGGCCGGAATGTCCCGTTCAGCCAGACTAACAACAATTACTGGCAACAGTATCAGGATGGGATGAATGAGGCTAAAGCTCAGGCCCCTGCAAATTCTGCCCCTCCGCAGGTTGTTTCTGATACGGAACAGCAGAGTAAAGAGTTGAATAACCCATATATCCAGAAGGCTCGTCAGGGGTATATGCCGCAGAACCCAAGTTTTGGGGCACAGGATACTGGATTCGCACCTAAATACCAGTACAGTAATCCCACGGTATATAACCAGAGCGATCTGGATAATTACTATAAAGGTTTGTCCGAAGCGCAGAATAAGGACGCCACAAGCGGTTCTGGCCTGAATGTGTATCAGAATGTATATAAGATTCTTCATAACCGGCCAGAAGCACAGCTTACCCCGTATGTTAATCCGGCTATCCAGAGACAGACCATTGATTTGGGTGATGGTAGTTCTATGATGAACCCTAATGCAAACCCGGAGTTGGCACTGCAGTGGAACGTCATCAGACTTAAACAGCTCCACCCCGACTGGGATGAAGCCATGATTAAAGACTATATGGGCAGAAATTTCAACTGGCAGGCGGCTCAGGCTCTTACTAATACCGGAGCATGGGAGCCGACACAGGCATCTCGTGACTGGACTGCATATCAGGCAGAGCAGGCCAGACAGGCGGCACTCGCACAGCAGTTAGCAGATTCTCAGTCAGCTTCATATACGGATTATAGCGATACTGGTGATTACGGCGATAGTTATTCTTATAGCGACGCCGGAGCAGATACTCCTATTTATTATGGTGATGATAATGAACCAACCGCCGAAGTGGCACCTGAATCTACGAAAAACGCAGACCCGGTATTGCACAATGGTGGATATGGGTTAAAGGACATTTTAACCGACTTAGGTGATGCATTCTATAGAGGGAATGGCATTCTTTATTAATTTACTTGTCAACTATAAATACTAGGTAATATTCACCAACCCTGATTGCAGGGAGTGAAGGAGGAAATATATGGAAGAAGAAAAGAAAGAGTTTAAATTTGATTTTCAGTTATTCGGTGACGGTAATATGCCTGAACCTAATAATACAGAACCCACGGAACAACCCGTAGAGGACTCCAGTGGTTCAAATGACGACTATGATATGAAAATTGATGCGGATGGCAACGTTATCTTTGATGACCACGCCTTCGATGACATGATGATGTACTCTCCCGAAGAAGAGGACGAGCCCGTACAGCCGGCTGAAACTCCGGAAGAACAAACGTCTCAGCCGAAGGCACAGCCGCAGACGTACACAGTCACAGTCGATGGTGTTCAACAGCAGGTAACTCTGGACGAATTACAGAAAGGATACATGCGGCAGGCGGACTACACAAAAAAAACACAGGAATTAGCCGACCAGCGCAGACAGCTCAGTCAGGCTCAGCCTCCGCAGTATAATGCACAGGCACAGCAGAACCCCTATCCACAGGGACAACCTGCACAGCCTACGCCAGAGCAGGAACAGCAGAACACCGCTTCGTATTATCAGCAGTTAGCTGACTATGCAAAACGTAACGTCGAAAAACGTCTGGGCACGGAATACGACGAGTACAATCCAGTGCATCAGGTTGCCCTTGCCGACGAAGTTGCTACTATCAAAGCGGCAGTATACGAACGTAACGTTGCTCAACGCAACTTTAAAGCCGTATATGATAAGTACGCACAGGACAAGAACATCAAGGAAATCGACGAGTTCGCTTCGCAGAGATTACAGCAGTTGCCGCATCGTGAAGCTCTGAAGATTGAACAGGCATTACGAGATTATGATACGAAGACTATTGATGCCTATATGGCAGATTGCCGTGATTTGTATTACCGCAGTCGTGGTTACGTCCCGGCAAACGAAATCTCCAGACCGGCAGTCCCTCAGCAGAGTAATCCCGTTACCCAGAAACCGAAACCGCCTTATGTGGAATCGACTGGCGTAAAGAGGGAAGAAAAAGAGGTTAAGCCGTCTCTGGATTATTCTAAATTAGGAAGATTGACTTTGGAACAGCAGGCACAGATTGCCTCCAAGTTCCATTTAGCATAAA